TTACTCTATTACTAATGTGTTTAATAAATCTTTTATCATTTCATTTGTAAAATATTTTGAATTATTAAATGTTAAAGTATATCTCATATCATCTTTTAAAATATTACATTCTACTATATATGCTGGTTCAAAATTGTGATTTACACAGTATCCATCATAATCTCCGTTAATTAGTGTTATTCCATCAATCCTAGTATATTCTGTCCTAACTAAAGAATGTATATCATAAAATTTTTTCATATCTTTAACACTATCAAAAATACTATTCTTATCATTTTTTGTTTTATCAAGAAATTTAAATAATTCAATATCATTTGTTATATTATTTTCTTCATAGAATTCTGTTAAAACTGAACTTTGATTTACTCTTTCATCACTAGATAACATCTCTCCTGTTCCATTGATTTGCATTACTGTATCGCCTCTACCTATTGCAATTGCACCAACATCACTCAATTTATACCAAATAAAATCTTCTTTTGGTTTTATAGTCATATCATCAGAAGAGGAAAATACTTCCCAATTTTTAAAGTCATTTCTAATTTTCATGTTTTTGAATACCAAATAATCTTCTTCTGGTAACTTAGTTGTTTTTATTGTAATTGTTTCATCCTTAATAACAAAATTATCTTTTGACTTTTCAAAATCGTGTATATGACTTAAATCATAGTAATTTGCATAATAAATCTTATAACCTAAATATCCCCCAATTAACACTAATAGTATTATAGCTACTATTATTATCCATAACTTTTTTTTCATAAGCACACTCCTCTAATATAAATATATCACAACTTAATATAATAAACTTAAAAAGTTATCCTATCAAAGAAAAATTTACATTTTTTTACATTTTTATGCTATAATTATTATAACAAAAAGGTGATGATATGGATAATAGTAGTTTTAGATTTAAACCTAATAAATCAGAAATAGAAAAAGAAAAGAAAAAAATATTGTTAGAAATTAATAAGGAAAAAGCTGAAATTAATTCGAATAATAAAAAAAATATAATAATAATTTTTGTAATAATTATATTTTTGTTTATTACAATAAAAATATGTTTTGGTACAATAAATATATATAATATTTTTGGTTATCCAGCAAATAAGGCAAGATTTTATGAAGTAACAGTAAACAATAATAAAACTTCTGTAGAATATGTATTAATTCAAAAAATCCCTATAATACCATTCTTAGTAAATTTTAATAGTAAATATGCAGGTGCAAATATTATTGAAAAAAATAAAGGGTTTGAAGTCTATGCTGATGATTCAAAAGAATATTTAATTAATATAAATTCATATAGTTGTTATTCTGGAGAATATCAAATTGAATGTAAAAACATAAATCAAAATATGAAGAAAAACAATGATACAAAATATACTAATTTAGAAATTGTTAGAGTAAATAATCCTTATGAAAAAATATATAATGGTAAATACATCTCCAATATAACACCATATATACAAAAGAAAGGTATGTATTATATTGGAATTACTGCTAAATATAATTTAGTAGAAACAAAAATATTTTTCTATTTTATAAACGAAAAAAACTAATTTAATCAATTAGTTTTTTTATTTTTTTAATTTAATATGTTTCCGTAACTTGCAACTTCCACACCCCTCATACCATCATAGTATGAAGATACAGAACTAGCAAAATTTAATACTCCACCCATTCCATTTTCTGAGAAAGTATAATTCTTAGATTGAGATAAAGAAACATTAGAAGTGGCATGTTGATATGTTCCATGAACAACAAATGGTTCAGCATCTGTTATCAATGTAACGGTTAAAGAATTTTCTAGAGAAGAAGTTACAGAATCATCTATATTCATAGAAATTCCAATTCCTCCTCCACCTGCTCCCCATCCAGTAGAGATTTTTGTATTATCAGAACTTTGAGTATATCTGTGATATGCACCATCATATTTTTGATAACCACTTAAAGTTCCACCGCTCATTCTAACGTAATAACTTGTTGCCTCTGCTCCTACAGCCAAAACATCATATGATTTTACTGATGGAATAGATAACCAAGTATTTGTCAATGTTATTACTCTATGAGTAACATAACCAGATGGTACGACTGTTAAAGTTATTCTTTTCATTGAAGTACTATATGATGCAGAAGCACGAGTTTGTGGACTATTCTTTTTCTCTTTTAAGAAATTTTGAGCTTCTTCTTCAGTTACTTCCTTTTCTATTCTTGATACTATGTTACCACGAAGATCATAAATATCATCTACTCTAACATATTTTGTATCTTCTGTTTTTACTAGATTCTCATTATCTTTTACAAGATTAATTTGTTCTACTGTCATAGTAGCTATTGTATCTTCACTAAAAACCTTAATAAGATTATTATATTGTTGTTCTGTTAATTCAGCTCCATTTAAATTTGTATAATATGGAGTAATTTCATCTGCTGATACCATGAAAGGCATCAAAAACAATGTTGTAAAAATCGCTAAAAATATTTTTTTCATTTTTTTCCTCCTATTCTATTTTTAACTTTTTAATTATTAGAATTTAACCCTTTTTTTATCACCTCTCATTCCAACATTATTTCATATTACTTTCTTCATTATAATTATAAAGAATTTTTATAATAATTTAAATATCAATTGTACTAAATATAATAGTTAATGTTTGAAACAAAAATATAGTATTCAAAAACTAAAAAATATTTTTTTAATACAAAAAAAATAGATTTTCATACAATCTATTTTTTAGTCCTTCTTTTCAGCTATAAAATTTATGTTGGTTTTTTCAATTATTTTCTCAAAAACATCTACACCATAATTTACTAAATTGGCTTCATAATCTTGAATGGTTCTTTCTTTTTTATCAATTAAATCGCCAAACTCTTTTTGAGTAAGTCCAGTCCACTCTCTAATAATTCTTATAAAGTCGCCTTTATTATAATCTTTTAAATTAACTCTCATACATAACTCCTAACTATACATTTACATTATATTTTAAAAATTATGTAATTTGTTAAAACCCACGACCACATCGTGTGTTATAATAGTTATGTATGATAGAAAGGAGTTAAAATTATGTTCTTAAAAAATAATGATTTACTAAAGGAAATGGATTTTATTAAAAGATGTAAACCTCATTCTAAACAAATTGAAGACTATATTGAATCATTTATAGCACCTGATCTAATTGCATTTTATATAGCAAGTGGTTTTTATTCATCTTCAATATACGAGCAAAAACTTGATACATTAATAACAACAGGTTTAGAATTTTTAAATACTTCTATAAATAACAACGAAATATTAATTGACAATATAAAAAAAATACTAAAAATTAAATATAACTTATCTATATTAGAAGTAAATCCTTTAATTTTAGAAACATATTATAAATAAAAAAAGGTAGATTAGATAACTTACCTGTACTAGCATAAGTTAAATACTGCTCTCTACCTATATTTATATTATCAAAAAAAATTAAAAGAAACAATTACCATAATTAAAATTTGTATCAGTTGTTAATTTTATAACATAAAACCAAATAAACAGAAAATTATTTTCTTTAATTTTATTTTTATGCATTAATTTTAATATTATGTACATTAATTATTTATAAATATTATTAATAATATTATAATAAAGAATTAAACAATATAAAATTAGAAATCTTACTTTTCTTCAAAGAATTTGCCTACTTCTACATCCAACACTACAGATATTTTATGTAACATAGGAATTGATATACTATCACTACAATTTTCCGCTTCTATTCTTCTTAGATAATCAGAAGATGTTCCTATAGCCTCAGCTAAATCCATTAACCTTACATCTTTTTCATTTCTATATTTTTTAATATTTTTACAAATTACACTTTTAATATTCTCGTTAAACTTATATTCTTTCATATACACCACCTATATAAATTATCACATTATTTAAAGCAAAAAGAAGTTAACAAAACACTCACGCTTATGTTATAATTTTGTTGATGAAAGGTTGATTTTATGCAAGTAAATAATAAATTAATAGAATTACAAATGCATCATTATATTAAAGTCCAATTAATTAATATCGAATTTTATGAAAAAAAACGAGATAGGATTGAAAAACTAAAACAGTTAGAACTTAAAAACGAACCTTCTACCCTATTTAAAAACAAACATCACGAATGGAAAAAAAAGATAGAATCATATAATAAAGAATTGGAAGAAATAAATTTATTAAGTTTAAAAGAAAAACAAGAATTAGAAGAATTAATTGAATCATTAAAAAACTAGTAAAACACTAGTTTTTTTAATAATTACCATTTTCATATTTTGGTGTATCTGTTATAGTACAAGAATACTTATTAGGATTTCCAGATATGTATCCAAATCCTTTCATATCTGTTTTTATTTTAAAATGATAATTTCCCATATCCTCATGTATTAAATATGAAAGACCATTATATTTTTGTGGGTTTAATTTAATTAAAACATCTGAAGTATTATTTGCTCTATAATATTTATTAGTTTTATATACTGTCCAAGAATTAACTTCTGGTTTTAAATTAAGGTACTTTTTATTTCCTGGATTAGTTATATCACTTTCAGCTACCCAACCTAAACTATCAATATGATATGGTTTAACACCTTTAGAATTAACTATAGTAATTTTACCTTTGTAATTTGTTTTTTTTGCTCCTCTTCCATTTCCAGCACTATCTCTATATAAATATCCGTTTAATACAATAGAATCACCTTTATTATATTTTAATTTAGATATATTAGTAGCTGGTTTTTCATATGTATAAGAACTAGTTTTTACCCAATTATAACCACCAGTATTTTTAATTTTGCAACTCTCTAATATAAATAATGCTTTTGTTATGTCATATTGATTATTTATACACCAATTTCCATAACTATTTTCATACCATCCATTACCTGTATATTTCCCTTTACCACAAGCAAGATGAATATGGTTTCCAGTAGCATACCCAGTAGTTCCTTCTTGATAAAATATTTGACCTTGTTTGATAGTTTGTCCTACTTTTAAATCTGTTGTATCATTATCATGCATAAGAACTACTGTCATATAGTCTTCAGTTCCATCTGCATACTTAACTTTATTTAAACTTTCTAACCAAACAACATAGCCTTTATAAATTCTTTTAATAACCCCAGTAAAAGGTGCTTTGATGCTTTCTATACCTCCATCTTTTCCAGCGATGTCTATTGCTAATGTACCCTTGTGTGAAAAACTATTATTCATTCCTTGAGTTACATTTAAAGTTTCCATTCCAAATATCGCTTTTTCCATTTTACCACTTTCTTCCTTTTAAAAATTATTTTGATCCGTTGGATTATTAACACCAGCAAATACATTTATAATTACTGTTATTGAATAAACAATTTTATCCATAGTTCCTTGAAATTCAGGAACTAAAGTAACTATTAAACTAGCTACAATAGATACTAATTGTGCTATTACTACTGGGCTTTTTAATCTTTTTAATATTTCTTTCATTATTTCACCTCTATTTTTTCTTCTATATATAATTCATTCATCATTTCTTCTGTAAATGTGTCAGGTACAAATATAGTTGTTGAATAATATGGAAAGTGTTCTTCCCCTGTTTCTTTATCTATAAAATATATATCATCAACACTTCTTATCTGTTTACCTTCATCAGATATTATCATTTTAGGTTTAGTATAAGTAAATAATTTCATTAACTCACCACCCATCCCTTATTTGTTATTGAGTTCAATTCATTGGCATTTAATTTTAAGATGTTTTCGGCACCAATTACAAATTGCTGTGTATATAATGAGCCACCGTTTGCTACATCATAAGTTAAATTTAAATCATATAAACCATTTATTACACTCATTAAACTTTCATATGATAACTTTGGTGAACCACTTAAATCCATTTTATAATAGGAGTAATTGTTTTCATTTTGTACAAATGCTTTTCCTAAATTTGTACCAAATTTTAAGTTTTCTAAGTTAGGACATCTTAGCATCATATAATATATCTTTGGCAAGTTGCTAAAATCAAAACTACTCATATTTAAATTTTTTAAATTCCTACAATTACTAAAAATATTTGCAATTTCTGTTACCTTACTTATATTAAAGTTTTTTAAATCTAATGATTCTAGTGTTGTCATATTATAAAACATGCTATTTATATGTGTCGCATTTGATGTATCAAAACTACTAACATCTATTTCTTTTAAATTATAACAATTACCAAACATGTTTGAAAAATCTTTGCCTTTGCTAGTATTTAAATTTTTTAGATTTAATTTTTTTAATGCACCGCAATTATAAAACATGTTACTAAAGGAAGTACATTGACTAGTATCAAAGTTACTTAAATCAACTTCAGTTAAAAGATTTCCAGAATGATAAAACATATAATAACAACTTGTAACATTTTTACATAAAGCTAATAATTCGTATAAACAATTTAGTCTTTCTCCACTTGCAAACAAATAATAGCAACTATTTATTTCAAATTTATCTATAAGTGTACTTACATCAGGAAGTTGATTTATTGTATTATTAATATCTTCAAGAGATGAATTATTTTCGGTTAATCTTTCATTATAATTTTGTAATCTTTCTTTGTTCATATTTTACCCCCTAACTTACCGTCCAGCCTTTATTAATTACTATATTCAGTTCTTCACTTGTTAATTTGGCAATATTTTTGGCTCCGATTATTAATTTTTGTGTATATAAAGTACCACCATTTGCTACATCGTATGTTAAATTTAAGTCATATAATTTATTTATAACATCCATTAAACTTTCGTAGGTTAAGTCATTTGAATAATGTAAATCTATTTGATAACTACTACTATTGTTTGATTTTTTAGTAAAACCTTTTCCTAAATTATTCATGAAAATTAAATCCTCTAAATCTCCAATATAATAAAAAGCATTATAAATATCATTTACTTTACTCGCATCCCAAGTACCTAGATTTATACTTCTCAAAGTGGAAGTGGTGTAATAAAATAATTCTCTCATTGAAGTCACATTGCTTGTATCAAAATTGCTTAAATCAAACTCTTTAAACCCTGTTTGTTTAAATATTCCGTCAAGTTTTGTAACTTTGCTCGTATTAAATTTTTCTAATCCTATTATTTTTCCTAAATTATAACAACTATAAAACATATTAGTCATATCTGTCACATTACTTGTGTCAAAATTACTTAAATCTATCTGATAAGAAATTTTTCTTGCGCCGTTATAAAACATGTGGCTACAACTTGTAACATTTTCACATAAGTCAAGAAGCTCATTTATATTACTAAGTCTTCCGCCATTATAAAACAAATAAGAAGCATCATTTATTTTAAAACTACTTACTTTTGCTAATCCATCAACACCAAATATATTGACACCACTTTTAATATTTTCAGGTATTAAATCTTCATCTCCTGCTACATTTACTTTGTTATATATTCCCTCAATAGTTTGTTGCTCAGTTGTTGGAGTTACATTTAATTCTTTTGGTTCTATAAGACCTTTTCCTCTTAAAGTTTCTAAAATGTCATTAATCTCTAATTTTTGATTATTTATTTCTTCGTTATAAACATTTAATTCATTATCTAAATTTTCTATAGCATCTAAAATTATCTCAACTTCATTTAAACCAGAAAAATCATCTTCGCATTTAATGGTATAAATACCATTTTTATTTAGTGTCAATTTTTTATCTTGCAAATTTATTGCATTTACTTTTACATTGTTATAACCATATTTATTAGATACAAAATTTTGGTCTATGCCCTTAGGAATAACAATTAAATTTTCTAATTCTGGATATTCTTTGATAGCATCAATTTCTAAACTACCAATATTAATTTCTTCATCTATAATTAGATTCCCAATATTAATTTCCATTTAAATCACCTTCAAAAATTGTTGTTTCTTCAGTTAATTTGAACTTATACAATTTAGTTTTTTTAAAACCAGAGTTCAATGTAATTTCAATATCAAAATAATATTCTTTATAATCTAATTTTTCAGTATCTATAGGAAGAAATACCACATGGCAAAACCCTTCATTATCAATACTCATATCTTCTAAAGTTTTTTGAAATAAAACTGGTGATTCTTTGGTTGGGAAAACTCTTGATGTAATATATATACTTTTAATATCTTCTATTTTAATAGGTGAACCATCTGCATATGTTATTTGAGTTTTAAAAGCAAATGTATCACCTCTTGTGAATTCAATCATATTTTCACCTCTTTCAATAAAATAAGAGAGAATTATATTAATAACTCTCCCTTCCATATTTATTTAATTATTAGAGCCATAAAAGCTCCTACTAATGCTCCTACTATACCTATAATAATTGTATTTTTAATATTAAATAATAATTTATTAGGTTCTTTGTGATGATATTCTTCCATATTAGATTTTATTTGAGAAATATCAGAATTCATATTATTCATTTTTTCTGCCATTACTTTAACACTCGTTGCTAATTCATATATTGTTTTTACAACTGGTTCTAAATTATCTATTCTTTTGTGAGCAGATTTTACACTTCCATTTAATTCGCCCAATTCTTTTTCTATATTTAACATTGTCTTTTCCATCATACTCACCTACTTTCTTATGCTATTCTTTTCCAAACATATACGGCTAAATATGGTGGCATATTTTCATGGGCAGTACCACTACCAGTATTATTAACTGTATGGGTATGAGCTCCAGAACTATCCATAGATGGAGGAACATTAGAACCATCACCAGTATATCTAATATGAGATACAGCTTTATAAGTATCATCTTTAATACCGTATGTATGTAGGTAACCTGTAAATTTATGAGTATGCGCTCCACTTGAAGAAATTGAGTGATTATGCGATGGTAACTCTGCTGTTTTTAGTGCAACAGTAGCTTTACCACCTGTTGAACCGGCACTATATGTAGAACCACTAGCCAATAAAAATTTGTCTTTTATTTGCTCCCAAGTTCCTCCAAACAAAGTTGATGGATTAGTTGAATTAACACTCAAATAAATAGAACCAACAGGATAAGCATCTGCTCCACCTATTTTTTTACCACCTACTTGAAGTAATCCACCTACACTTTCATCATATTTTCCCATTATACCTACACCATTTTTAGCATAGGCAATATGTGGTACTCCTGAACCTAAATTTACAGTATAAGTAATATTTGAGAGTTCATCTTCCACATATACTTCTATATTATAGGAATTATTAATATCAAAACCTACACTTGGAATATCACCAGAAATTAAACTATTAAATTTAAATGTTCCATTTTCAAGAATGTCGAGATTTATATTTATATAATCAGACCACTTATCTTCATTTTCTCCAGCTATTTTATATCTATATTTAGATTGTTTAATTCTATTAGTAACTCCTCTTTCTTCAATAAATATATATTTATAAGCTGAAGATGTTGTATCAATATCAGTAACTATTCCAAAATCATCTGGTAACTTATATTCAGTTAGATTTGTTATGGAATCAAAATTAGGATCATTACTATATATATAATTATCTATTACTTGTACATATTGATAATCCAATCCACTTGTTCTATAAAATAAACCAGACAACATATAACCAGTTAATTTGCCTTGTGATGAATCATAACAAGATACAAATTGAATATCATCTACTCTACCATATTCATCAAATAAAAGTTCATCTCCTAAGTTATTAGGAAAGTTACAATAAATTGTTTTACCACTTAAATCATCACCGATTTGTATATTCCTTAAAGTTTTACCAAAAGTTACAACATCTACCTTACCAGAAAAATTTAATGTTACACTTTCAGACACACCATTTTGTCTTTGAACTACTATACTATCTTTTGTCAAAGGATTATATGGAATTACATTGTATGCATGTTTTGTTTTAGAAGTTGTATTTCCACGACTATCTATAGCATAAACAGTAAAATCTCCATTACTTACTTTATTTGAAACTATTTCCACATCATCTGTATCGCTATAACTTGCATCTATAGAATTAAACCTATATTTAACCATTGATGATTCTTTTTTTGCGATAGCTTTGTTTGAGTTTGAAATAGTTGCTTTTACATTTGAATACCCTAAAATAACACTTTGATTATTTTTTGTTAGATCAACAGTTTTTTCATTTATATCTTTAAATTCAAAATCATTAAAATCAGGATTTGCATTTACAATTCTAAAAGTTTTTTCCAACCTTGAATAATATGTATTACTACCAATTTCTGTTCTTACATAAAAGAACACCTTTCTTTCATTTGTTGTAGTAGCTTTTCTTAATACATTTCTTTCGCTTTCTGTTAAATTAAATGTATAACTTAAAGTTCCAGTTTTATTAATATTCCTATATTTAATATCATCAGCCGAACCAGTTAAAGAAATACATGCCTGTAAAGAACCGACTGAATTACCAGCTTTATTTTCGTATGTTATGGTTGGATTTTCCTCATCATTAAAATCTTGTGCTGTTAAAATATCTGCTTGTCTTGGTATTGTAGGTAAAGATACATCAACATACCTTGTATAAGCACTACCAAAAACACAAGCATTAAAAGTAAGCGTTGTACTCCATTTACCATCAGCATTATGATTTTGAGTCCAACTTCCACTTGCTATTACTTTTTCATATCTATTTACATCGCCCTCTTTATACGAACCACTTGCTCTAGCAGTAGAACCATCATAAATACTGTATGTTTTAGAATAATTATAATAATAAGTTGCCCAATCTTTATCAGGGGTAGCAATCGCTCTAAACTCCCAATATATTGTATGTCTATTATTTGGAGTGTCTGTATCACTTCTTTTTAAATAAAATCTAGTATTACCATGTACATTACTACCACCAACATTATTATAAGTAGCTTCGGCAACTCTTTGCCATGAAGTAGTTAATTCCATTTACTCACCCCTAACCTATAAAAGAATCCCATACTTGGTTTTCAACCCTTTGTCTTAAAATACCAACTATTGTAGCTTCATTTTTTATTGTAGCTTCATTAGTTGTCATACCTTTATCGGTAAATTCAGTCAATGTTTCTGTTCCAGTTTTATTTAAAGTTTTTATACCGTTTGCATTTGCTTTAAATTGAACTTCCATCTCTGAAGAAGTGATTGTTATACCTTTTGAGATATTAACAGTATCGGTTGTTGTTTCGTTTTGATTTTGTGTCCATACTACCTTTTCAGTACCCTTATTTACCATTAAATCCCAAACTTCTAAAGAATCATCAGTATCACTTATAAAACTAACTTTAATATTATTTGCACGAACCTCTAAAGGATTTATTATATAAATTCCATCATCATCAGTTTTTCCAGTAAAAAATTCAGTATCATATTTTTCTGTTAATTCATATTCAACATCATTTATAACAACCTTTACAGTAGCCAAATCTAATAATTTTTTATATTTAAATGAAACAGTATAATCACCATTAGAAACCTCCACATCTTGTTCAAATATACCTTTTTGTATTAACATTACATTTTTTGAACTAGATTTATTGTCTTGTTTTCTTTCAACATTTCCAATCCAAAATTCATAAGGATTTTGTTCCTTATCTGAATTATCATTTTTATACCATAATCCAGTATTTCTAAATATATTATTACCTCCACTCTTAATAAAAGTGTTTGTAATTCCTGTTTCAGCTTCTTGAATTAATTTATTTGTTTCTTCTTTTGTATAAATATTTCCTGCTAAATCACTAACTTGTTTTATATTAGTTGTTATAGATTCAATTATTCCTTCTTGTTTATTTACTTTTATTTGTGTATCTCTTAGTAATTGTCCTAAAGAAATATCTTGTTTTTGATTTATTTCTTCTTTTGTTAAAATAGGACTCTCTAAAGTACTTTCAAAAGTACCATCATATTTAAAATTATGTTTAAGTATATAAGTATCAAAATAATTAGTGTCATCTATATAAACTCTAATTTTATCTCCTATGTTTAAAAATGGTTTTCCATAATAAGAAATTAATTTACATTCTACATATTTAAATCCTAAAACTTTGTTAAAAATATTTTCTATTGCAATTTCTCTTAATTCACTATTATATAAAACATAATCATCATTAATAACTATAGAATTTTCACCATATAAATCTATACTCTCATCATTAGATTTTGATACATTTTCATCATTTATTTGACTATTTTTTAGAACCAAATTATTAACAGGTCCAAACCCTAATTTTCCACCTTCTAAAGTTGAATAATCAGTAGGATAAAAAGTATATTTTGGTTCTGATTCATAATCAAACCATGCCAATTCAATTTGATTAGATAAAGAATCAATTTTTATATAAGAACAAGATACATTTGCTAAACTTTGTAGCACTATTCTATTTGTTTCATTATTTGTAAACGGATTATTTGACAATGGGATATCACTATTTAAAAATTCTTCACTTTTTGGAATCAAATCCAATTGTTGACAAACATCTAAATACAAATCTTTTAATGTAACAGGTGTATTCTCAAAATCGAGATAACAATTATATTTATTGTCTATAGTATTTATTATTTTTTGATAAGCTGTAAATTCAACTTTATTTTGTGTTTTTAAATCATTTGGATGTTCAATAATGAAGTTACCTAAATCTATATATTCAGTTGTGTTATTATCAAACATTATTCCAACACTAGCATTAATTTCTTTTTGAAGTAACAAATTAATATCTTCTATATTGATTAACTCTCCTGATAATTTTGATATATAAATACTACCTATAATATTTCCATCTACAAAACAACCAGAATCTATAGAAAAAGATTTCAAATTATTTTTCTCACTATAAGATAAATTGCTTTCACTTATATTTAAATAACCTAATCTATTATGATTTGCTCCTCGTTTACATTCATTTATAAATTCATTAGTAATCATATTTCACCTACAATTCTATGATTGCTTGAGAAATTGGATTATATAATTCTACAAGTTGTCCATCAATTATATAAGAAAGCATAGATTGAGCTGTCCTATCACCTCTATAACATTGAATCGTTTTCCATTTCTTATCAAAAGGGTTTAAAAACTCTACTTCTATTGGAGAAGGTCTTTTTCTTATCTCAGTAAAAAAGTCTACAAGTTCATCTTCTGTTAATGGTCTTGTTACCAAATCTAATCTATATTTTGTATTAATAACATTTAAAATCATATCACCATTAGCATTTGTAACATCTCTACCACTATTTTTAGATACATCATACTCACTAATGGAACTTTGATTTGATAAATATTTAGTTATATCAACTCCATTTAATTTAACTTTAGTTAACTTTAAAGATGGTCCAGATAATACATATCTATAACCATTATTTACAAATTCTTTTATCATGATTTCACCATCTTTCATTTTCCCTTATGAAAGAAGTGCTACTTTAATATGGTATATTTATTGGACAAACACCAGTTTGTCTAGTAGTTTGATTTATTCTATCTACAACTACGCCTTCATCTGAGTGAACGTGAACATCTATTTGATTTGTATGATTAGCATATTGAGCCATTACTTGACTCATACCTTGCATTACAGCTTGCTTTATACCTTCTGTTATTTGCATATTGTTAGCAACCACACTTTTACCATTATCAAATTTTCCCATTATTTCACCATGATTAGCTCTAAACCAACCATCTTCTGGGAATCCACCATTTGCATAAGCATTTATTTTTATATATCCATATTTATCTTCTTTTTTTCCAGATGTTATATCTGTAGAAATTTCTTGTTTTATCTGAATCTTTTTATTCATAGCTGAAATGAAACTATTTTGCCAAGCTGTTCCAGCTACTTTTCCTGAATATTTAAAATTTTCTTCATCTATATCTACATTTATGTTTAATGCATCAATTCCTTTTTGAAGTTCCTCAGAAATTGAGTAACCTTTAGCATACATTTTATCTACTATTTCTTCTTGGATATCTTGTGGTAACAATTTAAATTTATTCATAAATTCTTCTTCACTATTTTGAGCAAGTTTTCCCCAAGCATCAACCATATCAGAATTTATATCTTTTACTTCTTTTACTAATAATGTTAAATTAATTTGATTTAACATAAGTAAATTTTCATATCTTAATTTTTCTCTTTGATACTCTTCAGCATTATAATTTGATTTATTTTTTTCTAGTTCATCTAAATTATCTTTTTGCAAGTTGATTTCATCCATATAATATCTTTTCTTTTCTTGATTAGATGCATAATATAGTTCTTCTTCTTTTTCTATATATTCAATTAAATCATCCAAATTATTATCTAAAGATAACTCATATGCTGTTGTATATGTTTCTATAGCTTTTTGATTTTTATAATATATTTCTCTTTGCTTTTCAAGTTTTTCGTTTGCCTCATCCAACTCTTGACCAGCATAATATAAAGCTCCCATAGCATCCGCTGTTGCTCCAGAAAAATCTCCTAAAGAAGAAATTGCACTAGCCAATCCACTTTTTGATAAATTCTTTAATTCCTTTTCAGTTTTTCCTGTTACTTTTATAGCTTCTTTTAATGCATTATTATATTTTTCTTGTTTTTGTTTTTGAGTTTCAACTGCTTTATTATAAGTATTAGTAACTTCAGTTTTTGTTTTGATTGCATTAGTATATTCTTCCTCATATGTTTCTAATAATATCTGTGCTTTTTTTTGTGTTATTACATCTTTAATTGATTGTTCTAAATCTTTATATTTTTGAACTTGACCATTAACAATATCGATTTCAATTCCCAGTGCATTGCTAAGCGTTGTTGTTATAAATTTTGCTCTATCTTCATAACCTGTTTTAATTTTTCCATTTGCATCAACAATTCTTGTTAATTCTTCATACAAATCTTCATAATATGAAAATTCACTATTTGATTCACTAATTATTTTTCGCCTTGTTTCTTCAAGTTGTTTATATTGTTCTGACATAGTTTCTATTGAATTGTATAAGTTTTGAGTTTCTTTATCAATTGTTCCAGATGCTCCAACAATAGCTGTAACAAAACTACTTAATAAACCTATTGCTCCACCTATCGCTGTTCCAAGAGGTCCAAAAATTGAACCTATAGTGGCAAAACCACCTATTGTAGATAAAGAACCCATTATTCCTTCTAATACATTTGTTACATTTGGTCCCTCACTAGCTATATCTTTCATAGCATCATGTACCATATATAAACCAGATACACTCATTCCTATACCCATTAAAGCAGTTTTTGCTTTGTTTATGTTTGTATGCCATTTATTAACACTTCCATCAGCATTTAAAACAACATTCTTATGTTTTTCTAATGTTTTATTATATTCTTTCAAATTACCATTAGAATCTAAAATATAATTATTAGTACCTTTTAATTGTTTGCCAAAAGTTTGAATTAAATTAGCTCCTGTTTTAATTTTAGTTGTAAATGTTTTCCAAACATTAATTAATGGAGTTAATATCGTTTTTACGGTTTTAAATAATAAAAATGTTTCTAATAATTTTGCTAAGATAGTTTGTGCTTTTTTATTAGAAGCTATATATTTAAATAAATCTCTTAATTTTTCAAATATAGTTACTAAAACTTTCCCAAATGCTCCACTATCAAAATCTCTTTTTAAAACTTCAAAAACACCTTTAATAGCATCTTTTCCATATATTACAATATCTTTTAAAGCATATAATAATTTGCCCATAGTTGAATTAGTATTATCTAATTTCCAACTTACTTTTCCTGTTAGAGGATCGATTTCTTTTATAAATCCTAACCAACCCATCATTTTTTCATATATTTCAGTGGCTTTCATTTTTACTTTATCCATACCATTGTCATACCCATAAATAGCATCTAACAATCTTTGGTCTATACCACCATTTAAGGAATAATCATTATTTTTATCTTTGTTTTCGTTTATATTATTTATTTGGTCAAATCCTAATGTTTGTCTTTTTAATTCTTTTACACTATCTGTAGCATCAGATATAGAATCATCTAAATCTACAAAAGCATCTTCTGAACTTGCTATACCAGAGTTAAAATCTGATAATTCAATTCCTAATAAGTTTGCTAAGACATTACATATTTCTCTAACTACTAATAAGAAAGCATTTGCATAAGGTAAAACTTTAGAAAAAGTACCCATAAATAAACTTGTTAATGCTACTTTGGCTTCAACTAATAAATTAGAAAATATTTTCATTTGATTAGATGGAGATTCTATTGTGTCAGCATAATCTCCCATAGCTACTTTAGCTTGTTTTAATGCCGCTAAATATCTTAATATTTCTTTTTCTCCTTGAGATAAATCTTTTACACTTCTATCATTAATACCTAAACTTTCAAGTAAAGGTTGCATTGTTGATTGAGTAACATCTATACCATATGCTCTTAATGGTTTTGTTTGACCAGCATATACACCAGCTCTTAGTGCCTCAGCAACATCACTTTCCTTTTTGTTGTATAAGGATGCTAAGTCATAAGTAAACTTAGTCATAGTTTCAGACATTACACTTGCATACTCTTTAGGTATACTTGCATTTTCTCCCATTGATTGAAATAATGCTTGATATTTTAAGGTGTCAGTTAAATTAGTTCCAAAAGCATAATTTAATTTGTTTTGAAATTGTATTGCCTCTTTACCTAATTTAGAAAATGTTTTGACACCATTTTTTTCCATATTATCAAATACAACATTAAATAAGTTTAATTGTTCAGTTCTATCAGTTGCTTCAGTCATCCAAGTTAAAAATGTTGTCGCTAATTTTCTAACTCCATAAAATAATCCAGTTAATGATATTGCTGAAGTTAATTTAGAAAACATTTTTGAAGTATTATTAGTTGCATCTCCAAGTTTTCTCATATTAAAAGTTGTATTTTGTAATGTCCCATCTTTTCCAATTCTATATAAAGTTGTATATACTTTTTGACCTTTTTTATTTACAGATGTTAAAGTTTTATTTACTAAATTACCATTAGCATCTACTTTTGTAGAGATTTTTTGAATACTCGATCCAGTTAAATTTAGTGTACTTAGTAATTTATTAAAACCACTTACAGCTTCTTCTGCACTTGATTTTAATTTAACCTCTAAAGACTGACTTTCATTCATATTTTACTCACCACCTTTTATTAGTTTTTGGTAGTGCTACTTTTATCTTTGCCCTTTATTGCCTGAACTTGTAAAACTCTATTTTTAATTTTTATAGCTAACAAGTCCTGTTCTTTTTTATTTACATCTACATTTTCTTCACCTATCAAACCATAAGGTTTTTTTGAATATTCTATTTTTTGTTTATTAAAACAATTATTAATTGCAACTTGCATGGCTTCACAAATATATGCTCCTTGCAACCAGGAATTATAATTATTTATTTCTTGCATTGATTTTATTCTTTCAAAAAAAGAAAAACGGTATGCCCAGAACAAGTCAGGGCTATCCTCCCAAAACTCTTTCACAGACATACCGTATGTAATTGCCATAGGCAACAAATCATAAAACCAATCTGTTAAGTTTTTAAATTTTTTGCCTTCTTGATTTTCACTTAAATTTCTATTATTTCTAGTGTTTCGTTCATCTTCGATTCTGTATCGGCTAGGGCATTCATAAAAGCTGAATATTCTTCTATAGCAAATTTAATGACATTTGCAACACTATGTTCTTTTTCATAACTTTCCAATAATTTAATTGCTAAATTAGGATTTACATCACTATGATTTTTAATAAACAAGCTAGTCCATAATAAATCATAATAAGTTAGTGGTTTATTTTCAAAATCTACTATAGAAAACCCATTTGACTCTAACCACTTAATAGAGTTTCTATTCATCTCTAAATTATAAGTTTTATCATTTATTTTTAATTTTAATTGTTTCATCGTTTTTCCCTCTTTCATTTATTAATTAGTTGCTATTTTAGTTGAAACTTCACTTGAAGTTAAATATGTTGGAGCAACACTTGGAACTGTATGTAAAGTACATTCTATTGCACTACCAACAGATACTTCATTAATCCAAGTTTGTAATGTTCCTTTATATTCAACACCAGTTCCATCAGGTAACTTAATTAAAATATCTTTTGTTGAATTATCACAAACTTCTTGAACATTTGATAAATTAGATTCTGTATAGTTATATGTGAAATCCATATCTCCAGTATCAGGTCTATCTGCTACATATACTTTAGTCGGATCACTAGATGTTGTTATTTCAACTGTTCCACCAGCTTGTCCTGTTGCAGGCATACCTTTAACAGCAACTAAAATCGCTTTTGAATAAGTTTGTTCAGTTGTTTCTTTAACTCTTAATTCAATTCCTAAATCAATATATCCATTCATTTTATTCACCTCTCATTGTAATTCCCTTACAATTTGAGTGCTACTATAAAGGATAAATAACTAATTTATCAATTCCATATTTTGTATCTAATTTACCACTAATTCTCACATAGTTTCTATGTATGTCAGAATCTATATTTGGCATATCATATTCTACTTTTATAGATACCTTATAATTATTCTTAAAATATTCAATTACTTTATTTGTAACTTCATCACAAACTGTTTTTTTTGATATTTTTAAATTATTAGTATATTTATCTTGAGTATATATATTTATTTCTATTCCGAAAGTATAAGTTTCTTCTCCATAAGATAAATTATTATATTTATTTTCTATAGGTAATAATTTAACTGGTACTATAGGAAAAACTTTACTTTCTTGTGTTTGTTTTTTTGTAACTTTTGGACTATATATTGAATTACTTTCAACATACTCTTTTAAACTAGTATATATATGATTATTAAATATATTTTCTACTAACATACTTATCACCCACTTAATGAATTTATAAAACTTTGATATTGTTCATCGTTAATAGCACACTCTGTTGCTATAGAATAAAACTCTTTCATTTTTTCTTTTAACATAACTTCAAGGTCATAAAACATATGCTTTGCTTTCATACCATAAGTACTAACATAGCTTTCAATATCTTCATTATAATAAACCCATCTTCCATTTTTATCTTTATAAGATGTTTGAATATTATATTGATAGTTTTGTGAGTTAGGATGAGTTCCTGATCCTACAATACCAGTTCCATATTCATTAAATATAACAACCCAATCATTAGTCCAAATTCTAAATCCATAACCATTATCTGTTATTTCTTTGTTTAAGTTTTTTATATGATTTGATAAATTAGTTCTTTTAAATATTTCAATCATCAGATTATAACTTAAGTTCATTAAATCATAAGTAGCTAATTTAATGTTTTTTTGAAATCTATTCTTTATCTTCTGAAGTTGGATTGTTGCTTCCTGTATGCTTTTTTGGGATAGATTTACTATTATTTGTTTCATTAGGCTTTTCCTCAATAGTTTTCTTAGCTTTACTTGTTACTAATTTATAACCACATTTTATATATTTTTCTTTGGTTTCTTTATCATATACAACTATTCCATTCGTAAATTTATACATAAAGCACCTACTTTCCTTCTATTTTTTCTAAATAAATAACAATCACAGAATTGCCATTTCTAGGTGGCAATAATCTATAATTTGCATTTTCTCCATTAACTATTTCTTCCTTTGGAGATACACCATCTAAATAAGCTACATCAAATTCTTTAAACATATTTATGTATGCTATCGGAATTACCATTTTTTTCATTATGCTACATTTTTCACCAAACTCTACTATTTCGGAATATGAATTAACTGGTTGATAATTAAATTCATAATATGTTGGTTTATCATAAATAACTATTTCATTATCTTCATCATCAACTTCAACTTTTAACTTTTTAGATATATATATTTTTTTATTCCAATCCATAGGATTAGCTTTAATATCTAAAATCATTTAGGAACTCCAGCTTTAGGAATTAACTCATTCATTAAACTAGTTGAAATTAATCCAGTTAAGAAAGTTACTGATAAACCATTTTCACTATAGGATTGTACATTTGTAGTACCAATTTTTCTATATAATTCTATAGCACAACGAGTTTGCCAATTTTTTAATCTAAAATTGTTAGGCAATTCTTTAATTTCTAAATTATAAGGATAAAGTGTATTTAGAGCCACAACTTCTGCATTCTTTAACATAATGATAAAAATGTCATCTTTAGAATTATCAAATATATTACCTAATATTTCTAATTGCATTATTTTTAGTTGTTCTTCTTGACTCATAAATACACTTCCTATCTAATAAAACTACCCTGATACTTCTTCAGTTACAGTTACAATTTTTTGACCTGTTGGAGCAACAAATTCAGTAGATAAATTTGTGATTTTTCCATGATACCATTCTGGTCCGTGGTCTAATCCAATTTGCCCAAATAATTGATACTTAGTTCCAGCGCCTTGTTTAGCTAATTCTTCTAAGAAGAAATTTCCTTTTCCAGGTGTTGGTTGTTCAACTGGTCCTACAACAGATGGATTTATAACTAATGCTGTTCCTTCAGGAATAAATTCACCTAATCCTAATCTAACAGTTGTTCCAACTGGTAAAATTAAATCTCTTACTTGAATACCATAAGAAGTCATATATTCTTTTCCTACAGGCATTCCTAATTCAATAGCATTACCATGTAATTGTAATAAGTTTACAGAGTTTAATAAGATAATTAAGTTATCTATTTCTCCTCCAGCATTACTTATTAATGAAACTACATCATTAACTAACCATAAGTCTAATTTAGAACCATTTGCATCTTTTGTATTTGTAGAAATAGCTTCTACCATACCTCTTGTTTTATTAACTTCTGTATCTGAAGTTGCTTTATTATATTTTCCTTGAATAAATGTTTTTTCAATACTTCTTTTTAATTTTTCCATTTTTCTTGCAACTTGAAAATCTAATTCATTTTGTGGATTAGCACTTTGTCCAGCTAAATTAACTCCACTTAATGTTGCCATATTTGATTGTTTAGCATAACTAATTGCTACAGCATCCATAAAGATTTGAGTAACATTTGATAATTGATTTCTTGTTACAAATGATGCTGATGGAGCAGTTAATGATGCTGTTTCACTAATTTCAGGAATTTCACCTTCTTCACTAGAGAAATATTGTCCTGTAACAAATTCAACTGAATTAGTATATTTTACATTTCCACTAATCATGTTTAAAAATGGAGTTTTTGTATTTGCTTTGTTATATAACAACCCTGAATAGTTAGGGCAATTAAAAGATTGTACAGTTTCTGTTCCGTTCATTGTTTTCACCTCGTATAAAATTTTCTATCCCTTTTTTTACGAGTGCTACTTTATTTAAATTTTAGGTTTGTTTTGTTCTTGAAATATTTGAGTCATTAAACTAGTTTGTTTAATTACATCTTTATCTTTAATAGCTTGTTGTAACTCTTTTTGTAATGATTCTAATTTAGTAACATTAGAAGAACTATCAACTCCACCAATAGGTTTTGGAGTATCTTTTAACAACTTAGTAGTTGTTTCTTTTTCAGTATTAGTTTTAGTTTTATTTAGTAAAGATATAAAACTATTAGTTAATTTAATTGACTTATCTAAATCTTCACTAATAATATTTTGTAAAGTTTCTTTTAATTCAGTATCTTCATCTGTAACTTTAATACCATTATCTAAAAGCAAACTTTTAACTGCCAACTCACTAGCTTTAATATTATTTTGTTTAACCTTTTCAGCTAACTCATTTTCTTTAGCTTGATTTAATTCATCTTCTGTCATTTTCGATTTTTTATAATCATTAAATTCATTTTGTAAAGTAGAATAATTAGACTCACTAGTTTTTAACCTTGTACTTAAATCATTATATTTATCTTTAGGAATTACTAATGTTGCTAATCCTTTTTTTATAGCTTCTACCTTTTCTTCGTTTGTTACATAAGTTTCATCACTTAATACATTTTCAATAACTTCATTCATTCTATAACCTTTCCCACTCTTACGCTTTTATAGTTGCCACGTTCCAACAATTGAGTGTCATACAATTATGCTCTGTATGATGAGCAAATTTTTATATAAACTAAATTAATAGTTTGTACCTTAATGGTCTGGTATAAAGGATTTGAACCTCTAATTACTACATCCCAAATGTAGAGCCTTACCAACTTTGGCCAATACCAGATGGAGAGCCATGTCAGAATTGAACTGACACCAATAGATTGGAAGTCTACTATTCTACCTTTAAACTAATGACTCATGGCAAATCGACTAGGACTTGAACCCAGATAAACGGTTTTGGAGACCGACATGTTACCAATTACATCATCGACTTATATAGAAGATTATTTTTTATCTTCTATTTCTTTACTTTCTTTTTTATCGTTATTTTCATTAATTTGTTTACTAGCTTTGTCTACAAATAATTTAATCCAATTTTCTACACCACCATAGAAATCCATAGATTTATTAAATGCCTCATTAGTATCACTATATAAACCACTTGTTGTCATAGCAACATCTGGAGCAATACCACTTTGTATTTGATTCATTAAACCTTGTGATTTAACTAGGAAATTATCTGATTTATTTCTTGTAAATTTCTGGTCTATATCTTTTAATGATAATGATTTGATTTCACTATCTGGAGATAATTTACAAATTCTTAAAATTAAATTTATTTCAGGTTTAGCACACCTTTTAAATTCCATTTCATCTTGTCTTGCTCTAGCATCAGCCATAGTCCAACCTTCGCCAAGTTCTCTTGCTGATCCTGTATCCCCACCACTTGATTTTTCATTATTTTTAGGAATACCTATAATATTTAAAGCCGCATTAAATAATCTATCGTGTAAAACTTTAGTATTCTTATGGTCAATATTATTTGATAATAGCTTTAAATCAGCAGGTCTACTAGGATCAGAAGTAGCTATCTTCACAGCACCTAAATCTAATAAATCTTCATAATCTTCTTTATCAATATCTTGATTGACAAATACTAAAATACTTTGAATAAATTGTTCTAAACCATCTATTTCATCAGATGTTACTTTATTTAATTGATTTAATAAATCCATAACAATTTCAATTATTCCTAATCTTGACTTATTTAAATAATATTCAAATATAGGAATATCACCTAAAATATGGTATTTAACAAATTTAACATCAAAGTTTGTTGAAAAACTATCTTTATCAAAAGTATAAAAAGCATTATTTGTATATATACTTCCAACTATTGATGTATCTTTTACATTTTTAGTATAAGTACAAGCAAATAATCTTTTATGTGGTAAATAACTTGAATAAACAATAAATGTAGTTTTACTATCTAAATTTTCTATTTCAAAAGGACTATCTTCATTATCACTAGGCAAAACTAATCTATGTCCTATTCCTGATATATATAAACTTTCAGCAAGTTCTGTATCTTTTGGATATTTATCTTCGGCTAACATATAACTATTTAAAATTCCAACTTCATTATTTGCTACTTCTCCCCTTTGAACATATTGTATAGGTTCTCCAAATACATAGCTCTTTTTAAACTCAGTTACAAAGTAAGCATTGTTTTCAACTACTGTATTATTTATTGTTGGTCTTATTTCTTTAGTCTTTCCTAATATGGGTTGATAACCTTTATAATATTTTTCCAAATAATCAATTTCTAATGAGTTATTTAAATGCACACTAAATACATCATTCAATATCTTAGAAATCGTATTTTCATCCATATCTTCTTGTTTATAGTCTGCATATATAATTTTTCTACCAAACAATCTCATTTCTGGAGGTCCAATTCTAACATTGGTTATTGTTTGAGTAGGAATGTTTGCATTTACTTTTTCTTCCTTTACTTCTTCCATTATTTCACCACTTTTCTATTTGGAAGTTCCCAAATAAGAAAATAAGGGAACACAACTATAAATAAATTTACGGTTATGCTCCCGCGTAGCACTTCGAGTAACCAATGAAGGGAAAAACTTGATTACTCGTGTATATTTATATAATAAATATAAAAAAAAAGACATCTATGATGTCTAAAAATCAAATATATATTTGATTAATTCTTATTCTAATCAATAAATTGTAATTTGTATTATTTTTTCTTTTTATTTTTTATTAACAAAATACCAATTACTATAAGTATTATTGATGGTATTAAAAACTCAACACTTCTAACTATTACATTTAAATAAAATGGTGCTGAATTCATATAGCTATGTAAATAATCAACATCTAATACAACTAAATATAATAATACCAATAGTAATGCTACAAACAATAAAACTAATCCTATAATTTTTTTTATTTCTAACTTTTCTTTTTTTATCACTCTTTTAACAATGTAAGTTATAGAAATTGCTAAGTATTCCAATATAGCAAAAATTGATATTAAATATAATGATGTTAATAATGTCGGTAAGCTACCAAAATGATAAATACTAAATATCTCTGCAAATATAAATGTTAAAACTAATGTAATAATAGTTAATATTATAATCGTTCCCTTTTTCATATTTTCCTCCTAACAAACAAATTGCTATTTATCTGTCATTTATATTATATCATACATATAATTTTATTAAAATACTCTTCTAATTGATTTAGGTTTAGATAATTCTCCTTTGCCTAGTATAATTTCACTTGCATACATACAAATAGAATCACAAGCATCATCATGTAAATTAGGTTTATCAAAAGAATACTTTGTCATATTATCCATAAGTCTACCAATATCATTATTAGGTTTAACAAGTGATTTATCTGGAAATATCATTTGTTTTTGAACTATACCCCTATTGTTTTTTATTCTTTCTTCTTTTTTTATGGTATTAAATTTTTCTACTATAGTACACCATGTAATACCTCTGTTCACCAATTTTTCAGTTAATAAGTTTTTTAAGGATGTATCTATATTGTTTTCTATTACAAGCATAGTAATAGTATTAGTAATTATTTTTTCAATTATTTCATCATATAAATCATCCATAGCTTTTTGTTTAAATATAGCATCAATTAAATAATGATTTCCATTATTATCATTTTTAAAAATTGGCATAGAAACATTATCTCTTCCTTTTCTTGCTGTATCTAATGTTGCCATAGAATTACTTGTTAAATTATTAGGTAAATCAATATATGTTCTTATACATTCCCAAGCAAATTCTCTACCTGTTGGTGCTATCGGATCTTGCTGATAAACACAACTAAATAAAAATGGGTCCGTAGTATCTTTTATTTGTTCAGCAATTTCCTGTGGATATACTTCTTCACAAGTTGTCTTACCATCTTTGTCTATCATAGGTACTCTTATTACAATAGTTGATTTATCTTCACTTTCCATAACATATGGATTAGCAGTTTCTTTTAATAAAGATACTTTGTTTCTATCTTCAATAACTCTATTTAATATATCTTCAGGAGTCCATTGAGTTCCTACAAATATAAACTTACAATTCTTACCATCTCTTCTATTCCACCATTCTGTCAACCATTTATCATAAATACCTTTATGTGTACTTTCACTATTAGCTTCTTCAGCACCTTTAGTCATATCATCAAATATAATTGCAAATGAAGCTCTTTCTCCTGTTGTTGATCCGTTTCTAGTTCTTGCTATATGATTAGATTTAGGTACATTAGCATTTTTTATTTTCCAATCACTTTCTCTTTCAACTTCAAAAGGTTTACCTTTATATAATTGAAATAAAGTAAATATTTCAGCAAACTCTGGACTTGATATTATACCTTTTATAGTTCTACTAAATCCTGATACAAGTTCATCTGAATAAGATAATCTAATCACAGAATTATTTATGTTTAAACCAAATCCCCAAGCGGTAAATAATGTTGCCAAATAAGACTTTCCCATTGATGGCGGATATGATACAACTATATATTGTAATTGATTATCAAATGCAATTCTATTGAGTGCATCTACATAAGGCCTTAAGACTTCTCTTCTATTAGCTAATACCTTTTTAGGTTGATTCCATTCTATATAATCTACAAAACATTCAAAATCTCTTCTAGCACAAAAACAATAAATCTTTTTATAATAATCAAAAAAGGAAGACATATAATCTATGCTCCCTTTTTCTATAAGATTGTATAATACTGGTATTAGTTTATGTTTAGCATTTTTTACTGAATTTAAATCATCTTCTATAAACCACAATTCTAATACTTCTATCATTGTATTACACCAAATTAATTTTTCTTTTTGACTTAATTTATTTGTTTTTAAAGCCAGTAATATATCATTAAATGTTTTTTCTAATTTATTTTCTTTTTTTAATTGGATTTTATCTCCAATTTTTATATTACTCACTTTATCACTCTCTCTTTTTTAGATAAAGTGCTACTATTTATTTTCTTCTTTAAATTTCTTTATTTCCTGTTTTGTTGCTTTTTCAACTAAACCATTTTTAATTCTTTCTTTAGCTATTTCATCATCACATTCAAAAATATCACCATAATATCTTTTTGTTTGATTATGAATTTCTTTTGCTGTTGTCTTATCTCTAAAATAATTATTATTTCCATCTTTATATATTGCCTTAACTATCATCTAATTACCTTCTTTCTCATTAAAATCTACAATAATAAATTTATCTTTATTATCTATTGCATTAAAATAATCTTCCATTATTTCATTGAATACCTTTTTGCACTCAATACTTGAATCAAAAGATTTAATTATATGACCTTCTCCACTTAAAATTAAAGTTTCTAAATCTAAGTCAAAAAAATAATCTTTTTCTACATTAAATTTGTTTTTATATTTTTCAAATAACTTTTCATTTAATGAAATTTTTTGTTCTTCTAATTTTTGTATTATATTAGGTTTAACTTCAAATTCTTTCGCCAAACCATCAATAGATAATAAACTCTTTTCTCTAAGTTTTTTAGCTTGTTCTCCATATATTAATTTAGGTTGTCTTTTACCTATACCAACTATATTAGTAGAACCAAATAAACTCCCCTTTTCTTCTTTAAATATAATTTCCATTATTTCCCTCTTACTTTCTTTATCAATTCATCTATTTCTTTTTTTGAATCTCTTGATGTAGGTTCAATAACCATATTAAGTAATGTTCCTAAAGGTAAATCCAAAGCATATTCAACTTTTACTAACCATTTTTTAGTTATTGTGTTATATCCATTTAAATAATTAGTAATATTCTGTGGTGATGTTCTTTTATCACCTAATTTAGATTCTATATTATTTATTCTTTTAGTTAATTCAACATTACTCATGTTTTTTTTATTTAAAATTATTTTGATATAATCAGAAACATTAATCATCTTTAACACCAAAATATTCTTTAAACTTTTTTATCATTTCATCTTCTTCTATGAAAAACGGATCTCTATCAAAACTATTAAGAACATTGCTCATTAATTGCCCAAATCTCCAGTCAGGACATTGTTCTTTCCATAATTTTTCTAGTTGTTCTAAAAATGGTTTTATCCTATTTATACTTCGCATTCATACACCCCTTTCAACACTTTTATAGTTCTTGGTTTACCACTAATCGTAGATACATAACCTTTGTCTTCAAGCAATAATACTTTCTTAAATACTGTACATATATTACAATCTAAAATATTTGCTAATTCTTGAAAAGTAGGACTATATCCATTTCTATCTATAAACCATTCAATAGCTTCTAAAGTTATTTTTTGTTTAATAGTTAATTCTTTCATTCTAACAACTCCTTTTTATCTTTACCTATCACCCATAACAATGTTGAAACTTCATCTTTCTGTTTAATTTTGTGTTTTAAAATATATTCAATTCTTTCTTTAATTTCAATTTCACTTTTTATACTTTTATGTTTTTGATAATATTCATATAATGCTTTATGTTGATGAACTAAAGTATATAAGTCAAATAAATTATCTTTTATCTTATTCATCTTCTCCACTCCACAACAATTCCTGGAAATATTCTCTACTCAATAATTTCTTTTTTATAATAAAATCATTCTTAACAGGTTGTTTATAATAAGTTAAATAATTAGATATACCATTGATACAATAGTTATAAGCTATAAAAGCTCTATCATATGTAGGCATTATATATTCATGAATAACATAAATTTTTAAATCAATATCTTTAATAATAATCTTATTATTCTTAATTAACTCTTTTATAAAATTTAACTTATCAACTTCTAATTCTTTATTAGATAAAAAATCTATATAAGTATCATTTTTAATTGCACATATTGGCATATTAATATTTTTTTCAAATATATATTTTATTTAGACCACTCCTGACTTAAATTCTTATATTCACTAAATTTAAATTCTTCATATAAAGATAAATAAATCTTTCTACCTAAATATGCTACATATGGATTCATAACTAAATATGATGGTTTACCCCTTATCTTATGAATAACATCTAACTCAATCAAAGTTTTAATTTGTCTTTTTGCTGTTGTTTCACTAACATTACAAATTTTAGGTATATCTTTTAATCTAACAATTTTTCCATTTTTATGAGATATTATTCCATCCATGTAACCTATATAACCTATTAGTATATTTAATATAGGACACTTATTGGCTATATCTCCATAAACATTTGGATTAACCTTTACAAAATGGTATCTTAAATCAACAGTATCATTTAAATATTGAAGTACACTTTTTCTAACAACTTTATCTCCATCTGATAGTTTCACATATTTATCAGTAGACTCTATTATGTCAATTACTTCTCCATGTTCATCTGTTACATATAATTCTTTACTCATATTACATATTTACCTCCAAAAAGTATCATTTATGAACCTTTTTTTAGTATAAAAAGTGTCAAATTTGGACCGTTATCAAATCCTTAATTAACCTTTATTTTATATAGGATAGATATACATTTTTTTACTAATTTACTTCTCTATTCGTAATCGTACCCTATTTAATATATTTAATGGAATGCAGGATGAGATTCGAACTCGTGAATACAATATTTGCACTATTGCCTCTTAAACCACTTGAGTACCTACATATTTAATTCGACTACACTATATCAAAAAAGTTACTGACTTTTCACTGACTTTTTTACATTTTTTTGAACTTTTTTTAAATTTATTATGATATAATGAAAATGTAATAAGATAACAAACTGAATGTGAGGTAAAACAATGATTAAAAAGATGTTTAATTTCTTATCAACTATTAGTGCAATAGTATCAGTTATATTAGTACAAAGTTTTATAGCAATTACAGATAGTTATTATTTTAATGGATACATAGTTTTAATATTTTTATTAATGTTATTAAATCCTATTGCTAATTTATTTAGATTAAACAAAAAAAGAATTAATAATCCTTTGTATCATTTAATTGTAATTGCTTTAACTAGTTATATATCAGCTTCATCTATAAGTAGTTTAAGGATTTATAATCAATTTTTATTCTTTGATAAAGACAACTCATTAGCAATTAACAATGCACTTGGTTGTTTTGGTGAAAGATTTTTATATATTATGATTGCTTTAATACTAACATTACTAATAGCATTTATATTTAAAAAAGAAAAAATAAAAACTGATAAAGACCGTTCAATGATTATGCTTGTATTAATATTTATAACATCAATACTACCTTTATTAAGTAATAGAATATGGTCAATGAATTTAATAAATGCTGGATTTAATATAGCTCAAATTGTTTTTACAATTATAATATTTTTTAAATTAAGAAATCTAAATACTTCAAGTGAATTACAAAAATATTATTTAATATTAATGCTTACATCTTTAGTATCATTAAACCCTATAGCATTAGTTTTAACTGGATATATATTTATACAATTAGACACTTTTGGATTACATCTTTAAACACTAGCAGATTAATTTCTGCTTTTTACTTTATTATGATATAATAAAAGTATAAGACAAGAGGTGTTAATAATGTTAAAAATGATAAAGGGAGTAAAAATTCATTGTGCAAATAAACTTAATGAAGAATATATGATTGATGGAAATAGTATTATTGCTAATATAAATGCTGATAAAATTTCTAAAATTATTAATGATTTTGTCGATATACAAAAAGAACCATTGTTTTTAATATTAGAAATTCCTACTAATAAAAAAAATGAAAATATTAAAGATGATATAATCAATCAAACACATAAAGATGTTTATTACTTAGATAATATGTCAATTTCTTATGTTAAGGAAATATTAAATAAATTTGGGAAATTATTTATAAATGACGGAATAGCACAAATAGGTGTTGGAAATCATATTACAAACGCAGAAATTATGACAAGTAAATACAATGTAATAACGTTATTTTCTGGAAAAGATAAACTTGAAAAATACAAAGAATTATTGGAGCACAATAATATAAAACAAGTTGATAAATTAGTAACAGCATGGGATTTTTTTACAAAAGAAAATCCTGGTGAGTGTAATAGCATAGATGAAGATGGCAAATCAACTTATGATTATATTGATATTTTAACAAAAGAAGATGGTTTATATTTTGCTGAAAGAAGAGAAGATTAAAATATTTTAAATATTAATAATAAAAGTTTTAAGCAGATTAATTTCTGCTTTTTATTTTGTTGTATATTTTTAAGGGAGTAAGTAGATACCCCCTACCCTCAAAAAATATAGGGATGGGGCATACTATCCCTGAAACGGTCGTTTTAATGATTAAAAAAACCTTATAAAATAAGGGTTGTTTTTATAAGATTAAAGCTGTTATATTATAAAATATATTTACTCTTTTTTATATATAAAATAGAGTTTTTTTATTCCAGGAAGAAAAGACAAAACTTGTTATATTTTCAAATAAATAAATCAATAAAATTATCATTAAAACAGCTATAAAAAAGAAGCTACAAAACACAAGAAAACCCTTATAAAATAAGGGTTAATCTATCATTAAATCATTGACAAAAAGCATTATTTTTGATATAATAATAACAGAGATAGGAAAAGGAAAACCTATAAAAAAAGAGATTATTTCCAGTCGCCAAACATGAAAAATAATCTCAAAGCATTAAATGAATACTATATTTTTATAGTAAACATTAGAAAAAGGATTCCGCCCTTTTCTATATCTCATTATAAATTAATTGATTTAAAAAGTCAAGTTATTAAAATAGCTTGTCAATGTAATGAGAAAGGGATGATAAAAAATGTTAAATCAAGTAGTTTTAGTTGGAAGAATTACAGAAATTCCAGAAGCTGAAGAAAAAAACAAAATTATTATATCAGTGCCAAGAGCATTTAAAAATAGTGATGGTGAATATGATGTGGACTTTATACCAGTTCAATTATTTAAACCATTAAATGAAAGTGTAAAAGAATATCTTACTACTGGCGACTTAGTAGGTGTGAAAGGTAGATTACAAGTAATTGATAAAGAATTATTAGTTGTAGCGGAAAAACTAACATTCTTATCAAGTAAATCAAAGGAAGAAGAAGAAGACTAAAAGTCTTCTCTTCTCTATCAAATAAGGTGAGTTTATGGAAAGAATAGACGACTTACAAACAAAAAAGGAAATAATAAGTACTTTATATAGTGGAAATTATATAAAAGAATTAGAAACTAGAGATAATAGCTATTTTAAAAAAGTAATTAATAGTTATATCTTATTTAAAACAAGTGATAATTTTATAATAGTTTATAGGGTTGAAAGTCCATCAATTCAAAAAACTTTATGGTTTGATGATGAGCTACCAATTCCAAATCTTACAGAAGAATTATTCTTGAGCTATAATTTAAAATATTTTAGAACTATTAAAAGTGAATATCAAGACAAAACTTTTATATATAATGCTTATTATAAAAGTGAAAACCCTTATAATTGCGTTATATGTTCTCAATATGGTTATTTTGACAAAGTAGAAGACAAAACTTTTAAAAGATGGCTAACTGAAGAAGAAGAAGAAACCATATTATCAATAGATGAAGAAATAAAGCAAAACTTTATTAAAAGATTAAAAAATTATTATAAAAGATATAAAGAGCATATCTATTGTCAAGGATACTGGGTAAATAGATAAAAGGGGGTAAAACTCCCCCTACTCTATACCAGGTAAAAGCAAGTGTAGAACTATAAAACTTTTACTCAAAACTTCTACTCAAAACTTTTACCTATAAAACTTTTTAAAGGAGATTGAAATTATGAAAATTGAAAATATATATAGTGAAATAAAAGAAATAATAGAAAAAGAAAATTATATAAAACTTCCATCTTTATTGGAAAAATTAGAAAAAACAATAAGAGAAGAATCTTGTTATAAAACAAGTAATAAATCAAGAATAGCTGGAATAAAAAGAGTTGCTTTTAAAGATAATCATAGACCAGCACTTACTGGGTATGGAATATTAAATGAATATAAAATAGTAACTGATAGTTATCATTTAATTGCAATCAAACAAGAAGACATGCCACTAAAATTAGTAGCAACTCCAGAACAATTAGAAAAAAATGGAATTAATTTAGAAGAATATAGAAATAAATATGGGATAAATAGTGTTTTAAACTTCTCATATCCAGATGTATCATATATCATTAATTTTGATAGATCCAATGAAATAGAAATAGATATTAATGATATATACCAATGTTATAAATTAAATTATAAAAGAAATGATTGTTTGTATAAATTAGGTTCTCAAAATTATAATATTAAATATTTAAAGAACTTAATTGATGTGTTAGGAAAAGATATAAAAGCATATGAAACTGGTGAATATAGACCATTATATTTTGAAAATGAAAATGATGAGATTGGATTAGTTCTTCCAGTAAAAACATATTAAAGGATGATTAAATTATGAAAATGACTAGAAAAGAAAAAAAGATATTTGAAAATTGTTTTGGTATATATGAAGACAATGATTGTTATGCATTAGAAGATTGGACTACTGGTGGAGTTAATATGTATATCTTTTTAGATAAAGTAATTGATTGTTCTGCTACACAACAATTTATTGACTTTATTGACAATTTTGATATTGATGAAGAAATAGAAATACATAGACAATGTGATAGCTATAAAAACAACTTTACACTTAGACAAAGTCTTAATGATTTTGAAGATTGGATTAGTTGGTTAAATAGCATAAAAAAAGATTTATTGAATTAAAGGAGATATGATGTATGTTAATTAATTTAGATTATTTAAAATATTTATATAATGAATTAAGTAAAGAACAAAAAGAACAAAACTGTTTGACTTGTTTTGAAGATTTTAGAAGTTATATAGCTGAAATAGTGCTATCTAATTTACAGTACGACTTTAATATAGAAGTTGATTATGATGATATATTTATTGAAGAACAATAGGAGGAAAAAATGAAAATTAATGGAATAGAAATAAATGCAAAAAAGTTTGCTTATGATAGATGCCACAAAATATATTTGTTAGAAGACTTAAAAGATGAAGAAGATGCAAGTTATTATGATTATGAAATACTTAATATAAAAGATTTAGCTGATACCTATAAAAATAGTTGCTCTTTAAGATTTATAAGTAATTGGAAACTAGATAAAGTAATTGTAAAACAATTTGAAGATGCAATTTTTAGTGAATAAAAGGGAGTTTGATTTATGAAAAAAGATGAAATAATAAACTTTCTGGAATCTTTAGTATTTAAAAGATTTAAAAGTAAGGCAAAAATATATGAATATATAAAAAGCAATTTTAAAAGTTATAAAATAATGCTTGAATATCATGATCATGATTTACCTGGTATTGATTATAATTTTATTGGTACAATAGAAAATAAAGATTTATTATGTGATTTTGATTTATATTATACAAAAACAAAAGCGAATGAAATGTTAATTGTAGAAGTTGCATACGAATTTCAATAAGAGGTATATTTATGACTTATTGTTATAGAAGAAAAAGCACAGATAAACAAGATTATGATAGACAAAAAAAGATTTTAGAAGAAAATGGATATATAAATAATAAAAATTGTATTTATATAAATGAGAGTTATACTGGAAAAACTAGAAATAGACCAGCACTAAAACAATTAATAAATGACTTAAAAGAAAATGATACAATAGTTGCCTGTGATTTATCTAGGATTTCAAGGTCAGTAAAAGATTTTAATGAATTAGTTGAAGAAGTATTGAAAAAGAAAAAAGCTAACATTATTATAATAAAAGAAAACTTTAGTTTAAAAAATAATAAAGAGTTAGATGCTATGACAAAATTAATTTTAAACATTACAGCAAGTTTTGCAGAGTTTGAAAGAGATATAATAAGTGACAGAACAAAAGAATCATTAAAAGCAAAAAAAATATATGGTACTAAAAGTGGTAAACCAATAGGACACCCACGAAGTAAAAAAGCAGATAAAAACAACTTTATTAAAACACTTGAATATATGATAACAAATAACAAAGGACAAATAAAAGCTACATTAAAAACAGGATTCCCTAAAGATACTTTCTGTAGAGATATTAAAAAGTGCTATGACAAGTACAATACAAAAGATTATAATACTATTGTTAAACTAGTAAAAAAAGAATTAATATGGCCTTTATAGTGATTATATTAGCTCTTTGGATATCTCTTTGTGATGTAGCTAAAAGACAAAAATAAAACAATCAAAAAAATGATTGTTTTTTACTTTTTGTTTTTTAAATATTCAATTATTAAATGTAAAAAAAATATTCCAATAAATAACCAAATCAATGTTAAAGATGAATGTTTAACTATATTCATTACTTCTTGCATTTTTTATCTTCCTCTCTAGTATGTTTTACCCTATCTTTTTCTTCAGCTCTTTTAGCATTATTAAATCTACTAACATCGCCACTTAAATATCCTGTAACCCTTCTTATTCTTTCAAATCCTACATCTTTTCCTATCTTCACTTAATCACTCTCCTCATATTCTGCATCTATTATTTTATTTCCTTTTAACGCTTGTAATTGTGCATTAATTGTATCTATATCTGTTGTTTTCTTATGTTCTATTACCATTGGTGCTTGTGCCTCTACAAATCCATGCTGTGCTTTTAATGAGAACATAGTTGTTATAGAATCCAATTCTCTTAATTGAGCCGATGTTAAAGCTGTAGTGGTTATATAATCATCTATTAAACCCATTACATCAACTTTCTCTGGATCACATAAATAATTATCATAAGTTTTTCTTGTTATGCCTAATAATGCGCAAAATGAACCTTTACTAGGTGGAAACTTACAAATTTTATTTATTTCTGCAATCATATCTATATAAATATTTAATGCTTCTCCCAATTCATAAGAAGTATAACTTTTATTTTGAATACAAGCTATATCTTCCCTACTTCTTTTTGTAATTAATGGAAGTATTTGTGATACTGTTAAACCATTATTATTAGAAACTTTTTCATTAATTAGTTGTGCAACTGACTCCATCTTTTTATAAATAGATGGCAATAACAATTCTTTTGTTTTTTCTTTAATATCATTAACCAATTCCATTTGTTTAATTTTTTTTAAATCATTGTTTTTTACTCTAGTCTTTGAACTTTCACTCATTTTAAAACCTTCTTTGTTAATCTATCTCTTTTATCTCTTTCTTTGCCATTTTGGAAATCAACATATTCCCATAAATCTTTTTCTAACTGATGATAATATTTATCTTTATCTTCTTTAAAATAATCATAATAAAGCCATAAAATATAATCATCAAAAAAATCAAATTCTTTATTATATTTTCTATTCATCAAAGTCAAAAATCTTAAGTCATATCTACTGATGAAAGCCATATTTATTCACTTCCTTTAAAAAATTTTTAACATCATACACTTTATTGGTTTTAATCCTTTTATTTTCAATTTTAAGGGCGTTAGAGCGACAATAATCTACAGGCAAAGATTTTCTATCACTTTCATCAAAAAATCGTTTAAAATCGCTTATTTCGACAAAATAACATTCATCTAAAGTATCATAGTTAATTACAAATCCTGAAATTACATTGTAAAAAGAACCTGCCCATAATAAATCATCTATTTGATGCTTTCTTATATTGTTATATGGTAAAGACTTTGTTTTGGTATTCTTTAATTCTAGTGTTAATAAATACTTTCCTTCAAAAACAAAACAATCACAAATATTTGATGGAGTAAATCTTGCTCTCTCACCATTAGTCCAACTCGATACATTATCTTTTATCCTATAATAAAAAACATTTTTAGGAATACTTTTTTTCCAATTATCTTCAAATCTTTTTCCACTATTAATTATAATAATCACCTACTAAAAAAGAGAACTATAATTTCTCCCTTTAAAATTTATTTAATTGGTACTCGGTAAGAGAATCGAACTCTTGATATATGTTAGAAAGACATATGGCTTAACCACTTGCCTAACCGAGCATTTGGTTGTCAAGGTAAGACTCGAACTTACGACATTTTGCATATCAGACAAACATTCTAACCTACTGAATTACTTGACAATAATGGTTGCTCCCACGAGAGTCGAACTCGCTATTTACAGGGTATGAGCCTGTCGTGATAATTCCGTTTCACTCGGTAGCAATGTTGAACATAGAACTAATCTATGTTCTTTTTTTGACATCTTTGTAGAAAGGAGGTGATGCCTATGGGGTTAGTACCTTAATAGGTACTGTACCAAATAATATAGAGCATTCTCATTACTCGTTACCCACATATAGCTCTTAAGCACCACTTGGTAACCATACGGTGTAGGGGTGGCTTTCCCTATGAGAAATTTACCAGTTTTACTATATTACTCAGTACACTACTTATTAAAGTAGTGTGTTTAGAAAGGAGGTTGATACCTAACAAAGCACGATCCGAATAACAAATTTATTTTTAGAAAGGAGGTTTTGTTTGTACAAAAAATATAATTACTATTTTCATTTATATTGCTGTATTGTGCTTTTAGTATCTTCCTTCATAATTTATAAATAGAAAGGAGTTCAAAGGTCTTTTGTCTGTATTAAAAGTACAGTGTCTTTTTTAATCCCACATTAAACGACCAATAGTTTTGCTGTTAGACCTTTTTTTAAAAAATGATAAATAAAATTAACCAATGCACTAAATTTTCAGTAAGGACTTGAACCTTAAACTTTCAGTTTTTCAGACTGACACTCTACCCATTGAGTTACTGAGGTATACATTATACCTATTTTTTGCTGTAATGTGCATTTTATGAATAAACTAATTTAACAAGACTATTTTATAATTTGCCTACCAACCAAATTGATTGGGTTGGATTTGAACCAACATACTATTCATTAACATTGAATTGACTTACCTATCTCTTTTTATTTGCAGAAATAGTCTTTATTATTTATGCAAGTTCTAAAGATTTTAAATAACTTCTTGCTTGTTCTGGAGTTTTTTTACTATATTTAACAAACATTTCAAATAAGAAAGTTTTTATTTTAGAATAATCTATACAATCTAATAATCTTTTTCTTGCGGCTTTTGTTAAACCACATTTTTTATAATAATATGCAAACAAGAACCCTAATTCTTTATCAAATGTATCTTCAAGATGCCTTTTACTAATTGTTTTAGTATTATCATCCCAGAAAATAATTGTTGCATTTTCATTTATTATATATCTTTCTATATCTACTTCTTTTTTACTTCTAAAAGGAGAATAAATTATGTTTGAAAAAATTACATTTTTATCAGAAATCATTTACTTACCTACTTTCTTTCTATATTCATCTAATATTTTATCTATGTAACTTGTCATATCAAAATTGTTCTCTAATAATTTTAATATTTGTAAATTATAACCTGATATATAGATATTTCCATATTCATCAAATTCAGGAGCAGTTTTATTTCTATCATTAAAATTCCACCATATTATTTTGGTATTTGCTCCATGTTCTTTAAATATTTTCATAGTTTCTTTTTTTGATTGATTTGAACCATAATCAAATTCCATATCACTCAGAACAACTAAATATTCTGGATAATCTTCTAATTTTCTTAATATTTCCATTACTTTTTTAAAATCAGTATTAGAACAGTCGCCAGTATATAGTGATTTATATTGTTCTTTTAAAGTCGAACCTTTAATTGTCATTAATTTTGGGTTAGAACTAAATGATATTACTTGATTAGGACAATAAGTAGAATTAATAGCTAAAGCATGTGCTATTGCTGTTGCTTTTTCACCTATATTTATATTTCCATTATTCCAATACATGGATCCTGAAGTATCTAATATAGGAATACAATTTAACTTAACATCTAATGTTGCATTTTCCAAAGTTTTTTTAGCAATAACATCAGCATTTTCTTCTACATCAGATAAACTTTTTTTAGATGTTTTATAAGCATCTACCACATTAGAAGTTGAAGTGTTAACTTTAGCTTTATTTTCTTTAACTCTATTTATATATTCCTTAAATCTTTCTTTTAAATCTTCCCTAGTAGAAAAAGCATTTAAATACTTGTGCATCGCTAAACTAGGCACTTGTTCAAAATCAATTTCACAAACTAATGGATGTTTATAAATAGTTATAGGTTTTTCATTAAAAATAGCACCTAATTTAGTAACTTCTTTTACTTCATCTATTTCTGCATAAGATAATTTATATTCCACAGTTTTATCTGTTTTAATTAGTTTTCTATACTCTTTTTCACTTATTCCCCAAAGCCTACAAAATATCTTTGCAATTTTTTTGTATTTGCCAGTTAATCTAGGCATCCACTTTTTAGTTAATTCATTTCCCAAAAGCAATTCATCGTGTAATTTTTCAATACAATCATTTCTTGCTATATGAAACAAATCATCATATCTACCAGCTAATACAATATCATCTGAAGATACATTAGCTAGTTTCATAAGTTTTCTACCTAAATCTCTTTTTCCTAATCCAAATCTCGGATCTCGAATAAACATTGAAAATAGTTTTTCTTTATCTGATGTTCCAATATTTACTTGATTAAGATTTTTTTCAAAGTAAGGTGTCATAAATAATAAATCAGTTAAATTATTTCCAGTGCTTTTATATGACACATCACCATTTTCAGTTTTTTTCTCATTTAATAATTTTTCTAATAAATTCATAAGCATTTCCCTTCTATTCTTTTATTTGGTTGTTGGGGTTGGATTCGAACCAACGCTGGACAGGTTCAAGGCCTGTTGACTTACCACTTGTCTACCCAACAATTTAAGGAGGAAATCAAGAAAGGAGTCAAATTGATTTCCTGTAATATCTCTATTACGATTGCATTATATCAAAAAGTTTACTGACTTTTCACTGACTTTTTGTAAGATTTTTTAATTTTGGATAATAATTTCTCCAAATATTTTCAGCATTAACTGGTTTAATATTATTTATATAGTTTTCATCAGCTACTTCTTGTATGGCTTTGCTCACTGGCACACCATTTAATATCTTTACATAAATTCTATAACATATTTGATTATCAGATAATTTTTCAAGATTGGATTTGCATTTTTCTAATATTTTACTTTTTCTATTAATCTTATCATTTATATCTTCTAATTTCTCTTTATTATAATCTAAACTATTTTTTAAATCATTTAGGATTTCTATTTCTATAGTCAAATCATTTATATATTTAATACATTCCATAATTTTACTCCTTTAGTCTAAAAAATTATCTTCTACATCTATTTGTTCACCAAATTCAGCATAAGGATCAATATCATCAGTTTCTGTTTTTTTATTATTATCTTTTTTGCTTTCCAAAAGTTTTATCTTTTCGCAAATAACTTCAGTTATATAACCTTTTGTACCATCATTTTTATCATAATCTCTAGTACACACTCTACCTTCTATTGCTATTTGCATTCCTTTAGAAGAATAATTACATAATACTTCAGCAGACTTTCCCCAAACTACTATATTTATGAATTCTGTATCATATTGACCATTAACATTTTTAAAATCATTTTTTATTGCTAATGAATTTTTTGTATAAAGTTTACCATTATTAGTTTCTTTTAATTCAATATCATTAGTTAATCTTCCTATACCTATAAATTTATTCATCGATCATTTCCTCCACTATTAAATGTTCTAAATCTACGTACTTATTAGACTTAGAATTATATCCTTCATAATCTATTGACATATTATTTTTAAAATATCCTAAACCTTTTTTATAATATAAATCTTTCATAACTTCTAATTCCGATTCGCCGCTTACAATACACTGACCTATTCCTGTAAATTCTGTTGTTTCAGTTATAATAACAGGTGCCGCTATAGTAAATTTTTTCATATTAACTTTCCTTCTTTCCATATTTTTCTTTCCAATAATTACAAAATTTACAACAAGAACAATATTCTAAACACTTTTTATCTTGACCCTCTCTAATCTCAATTTCATATATTCCAGGAAAGTCTTTTTCTAAATTTTCTAAGTGTTCTTTTGCATCTTCATAATTATCATGTAGTTTAGTTGCTGTTTTATTTTTTATTTTCTTTACAGCATATTTAGTTTTTTCCTTCCATCTTTCTTCATCTGTGCATAATGGAAGTTTATCATCTTCTACAGTTTCATTGTTTTTTAATTCTATAAATTTTTTATATATGAATTCTTTTATACTTTCGAATTCTTTTTCTGTAAATTTAAATTTCTCTACCCATATTGGTAATTTAGGATAATTACTATCTATTTTTGATTTAGTTTTATTATGGTCTTTGATAAAAGCAATAGCTTCAGATTTATCTATATCAAATCCCATATCTTTAACCGCCCAAGCATAAATCAGCATTTCTTTTTTCCAATCTTCAAAATCTTTAAAAATAATTTTCCAAGCCGAACATGTCTTCCAATCTGTTATTTTCTTTTCTATTAAATCAATCATATCGGATCTACCGCTTAAGTAATATCCTTTTAATTCTTCCCAATATTTACCTAAATCAACTTTTAATTTTTCTTCTTTAAATTGTCCATCTGATTCCTTTGAATTTTCTATGACACTATGCACAGCAATTCCAAATATCATCCAACACATATCTGATACATCTTGCTCAATTTCATCAGTATATCTTCGTTCTAATATAATTTGTCTTGTAGGTTTTAAAATAGTAGTACAAGAATATTGATGTGGTGTTGGTTTATAATTGTTATCAACTAATTCTACTAATTGTTTTGGTAAATTTAAATTATTTGTAATTTTCATAATTCCCTCTATTTTAACTTTAATAATTTTTTTAAAATTTCTACTAATACATTAACAACAATACTATTACCAGCTTGTTTATATAATTGAGTATCAGAATTAACTAAACTAGCTTTTTCAAAATCTTTATCATCGAACCCCATTAGTCTCCAACTCTCTTTTGGAGTTATCTTTCTTATTCTTAAATTATTCATATTATCTCTCACCTTAACACATATTGCTTTAATATCGGCTAATGCTAAAGTACAACAATAATCTTTATATGTTCTTTTTCCTTTGCCATATCCATTAGGAAAACTAATATTAGCACTATAGCCTTCTTTAAAATCATCAATTATATCACTATAAACATATCTTTTAACATTACCATCTGAAGTAAACATTTTTTTCTGTAAATCTGTAAATAAAGATTTATTCATAATCATCTCTTTTTTTGATGACTTTAACCAAAGGTACATTACCTCCACCGGTTCCCATAGATGCAGTCAAAGTATTACAAGTATTATTTTTTTGTAACTTACCTTTACTACCAAAGTTTCTTATATATGACAATCCTTTTAAATTAAAATTTTCATCTAATTGTTTTGAAATATAATTACTAGCATCACAACGCCTTGAACCCTCTCCAGTATTTATAGCACTAGCTATAGTTTTATTTATTAAACTTTTTTCATTATTGCCAGTCCATTTTTCATTATCAGCGCTAATATAATCTACCATTCTATCACTCAAATAATATTTGTCTTCAACATCTTCTTCTAACAAATCCTTAAGTTTTATTTTTAATTCTTGTTTTTGTGGAAATTCAAAATCTATATTATTTTCTAATATAAAAGTATTGTTGTTTGTTGCTCTTATTGTTGGGCAAAGATTTATACCCACTTTATTATCTTGCCAAGCACTTTCGCAAGAACAGTTATAAATATCTTGTTTTGCATTTTTTATTTCGTTTTTTTCTCTATCAAAATTTTTATAGACTGATGGTTTTATATCTTTACTAACATCTATATCTTTTCTTATTGATACAGTAAAAACTCTTTCTCTATTTTGTGGTATTCCATAATCTTTTGCATTTAATACCTGATAAAAACTTTGATATCCTAGATCTTCCATAACTTTTAAATAATCTTTAAAATTATGAATATGTCTTTTGCTAATTAAGTTTTTAACATTTTCCCAAATTACATATTTAGGTCTCAATTTTTCTACTATTCTAACTGTTTCCCACATCAAACTACTTCTAGTTCCACTTCCTTTATCTGCTCCGTGTTGCAAACCAGCTGCAGAAATACTTTGACAGGGTGAACCATGCATAATAAGGTCTACTTCTAACTCCTTATCCCATTTACATATATCCTGTGGTTCAAAATTTGTGCCATGAATTGCATTAAAAGATTTAACTGCAAATTTATCTATTTCCACATAATCCACTATCTCAAAATCTATGCCTAATCTTTCTAATGCTTTACTACAAGCACCAATTCCACCAAAAAGTTCTAACAATTTTAACTTCATTATTCTCCAAGTTTAGATTTTAATAATTCTATTAATTCTTTCGCTTTTTCTTTTGTTAATTCTTTTGAAGTTCTAACCTTAAATTTTTTATATACATTTTGTTTGGCGACCATATTTTCAAAATTTTTAAATATTTGATTCTCACTTTTTTCAATTTTTCCAAATAAAACATGAATTAATTTTATTTGTTCTTCAGTAATCATTTCTTGATTAGTAGTTTTTTTAGTTACATTATTTTGTTTTTGATATTCAGTTGTATCAGCATCTTTATTATCATCGAGTTGTAATAATCCATTTAAGGCATACTTTCTAGCATAACTTGAACTTGCACCAGTAATTTGACTTGCATCCATACCTTTTTTAGTTTCTTCTTCTCTAGCTTCCGCTGTTGTTGAAATGCTTTCATTTGAATCTAAGTCATATAAAGTAGCTGTTGCTCTTATATAATATCTATCTCCAACATAAATAACTTCATCACTACAAGTTAATAAACAATTATGTTTCTTACATACAGGTTTACTAGCTTCCATAATATCTTCACAGTTTCTAAAATTATAATTACCAAAATTATTCCTTTGATTTTTTGGCACTTTTAATTCTTGTTGAATTTCAAAAAGTTTTTTTAATACACTATTCATTTAACACCACCATTTTTAATCTTTAAAACTTTTGTTAATTGTTTTCCAGTTAAATTAATTTTTAAATTACAATGCATTCCTATAATTCTATTTGCTGAATAGTTACATAATAATTCATCTAATTCTTCATTACTTATTCTCATACAATATCTCCTGTACTAAAATCAATTTTTAAGTTATATCTTTTAATGAATCCCTGTAAAAGATTTCTTTTTGTTAAATACATCTTTCTTATTCTTGATTCATAATCTTTTATTCCTATCATTACATCTTCAAACTTAGTAGTAGCTTTAAATCCATAATTAGGTGAATGAGTTATACAAAAATCTACTTTTCCTTCTCCCCAATCACGATTCCATTTTTCAACTTTACTTCTCCAAGTTCTTGATGAAATGTTTATATTGTATTTTGTATATAATTCATCTAGTATATCTTTTTGTTTTTTCCAATTTGATAAATCAACTAATTCTATCATTAAATAAGTCCTCCGTAATTTCATCTAACTTATAATTAGGCGATTTGCCAACATAAGTTAGTAAAACATTTTCTAATAAATGTTTAGGAAATCCACCAGGCATCTTATCATAAATTCTTCTGCATATCTCATAATAATTTTTTTCAAATGTTAAATCATCCATTGAATATAATTTATCTTTATTTAAATCTTTTTCTAAATACCTTTTAGACATTTCTTCTAAATATTCAATAGAACTACATCTTCCAAAATGTTTATTATAATCTTCATAATTTACTTTCTTTCTACAAATTTTGCAAATAATTTTTGGGATAATAATATCGTTCTTTTCTTCAGTAGTTTTTAAAAACTTTACTAAATAAAATACATCAGGATATCTCCCAAAATTATCTGAGTCTTTAAAATATTCATCTAGTTTTTTATTAACATCATCAAAGTCATAAGGTTCTAATACTCTAGTCCACTCATTTAAAACAGGTTTTGTAATTAAAAATGATTGTCTATGTATTTGGACTTTTTCTAAAATATCTCCAACTTGTTTTCTATCCATTAATTCTCTCTTAATTCTTTCAAAACTTCTTGTCCTAAATCATAGTTTGATTTTGACTTATACTGAACATTATTTTGAATTTTATCCCAAATTATTCCTTTGTAATTTGAAGACATACTAAGTTGAATAATATCAATTACTTTTTCTTCACCAAATTTACTAATTTTGTTTTTGATTTGAGTTAATAAAGACTTAAATCCTAACTCTCTATAACTCTCGTTCCTTTGAAGTTTGTACTCTAACCATGACATCAATGTTTCTTTTAAACTATTACTATATTTATTTTCATTTACATATTCATTTATATTTTCATTTACATTTTCATTTTCCATATGTTTAACATATGTTCTTTTGGTACGATTAGACCTTCTACTTTCAACATATTTCTTTCTTTTTAGACACTCATCTTCAAACTTAACATTGTAGTATTTTCCATCTAAGTCTTTAATAAAAAGATCAAAGACTCTTTCAGTGTATTTTCCACAAATATTTAACATATCTAATTCTGATAAATGACCGTTTTGATGTTGTAAACATAATAAGGTAATAAACATACCGATTTCACTATAATTCATTGTTCTAGTTGTTGTTAAAAAATCACTAGTATAAAATAATACTGCTGGTGATTTATTTTCTTGTTCCATAAGTTCCTCCATCTTTTTTTTATCATATTTAATATCAGCTATATACCAATCATAATTATCTTTCATTTTTATAATCCTATTTGCACATCTACTTTTAACATTGTAGGTATGCTTAAAACATTACATATTCTTTCAAATTGAGATGGTTTTATCTTAGTTATACCTAATTCCCATCTATCAATTAATGGCCTAGAATAGCCTGTTTTTTTAGAAATTTCGTTAAGTGTTAATCTTTGCTCTTGTCTAATGTTTCTTAATTGCAATCCTAACTCCTTATAGAAATAGCTATCTATGGTTTTAATCACCTGCATTTAGCATTTCACCTCACCTTCTAAAAGAATTATGTGAGCAGAGATACATTTCATACAAACTATATTGACTAACCTTTAGTTGTTTGCTATAATTAAATCGTGTCGAAAAAAATGCATGTGCAAACAATTTATTTGCATACATTTAAGGCACAAAAAAATCAATGAGTACAAAATGTATTCGTTGGTTATCGCGGGATTAGGTTTCAATTTTTCGACGACTGAACCTAATTCTCTTTTTTTTATCCAACATAGAGTATCCACTCTCATACCCTATGAACTGACTATATCATAAAACTAACTTTTTTACAATTAAAAAAAGGCAAATATTCAAGTTATTTGCTTTTTTTGTATAATAAAAAAAATAATTTTTTTTAATAAAAGTCAGTGAAAAGTCAGTAACTTTTTTGGTATTATCATCATAGAACTAGCCTTGACGCAAATGACACTTTGCGCTATAATCTGGATGGCTAGAAGAAAGGAGAACGATTATGCCAGTATATGCCGAAAAAAACAAAGTAAATGGTCTAACAAGATGGTATGTAAGAACTTATATAGAAGATGAATTCGGCATTAGCAAACAAATAACTAAACACAATAAACTATGGTTAGGTCGAGAAGGAAAAATAAAAGCTCAACAAGAAGAAATAAGAATTAGAAATGAATTTGATGTTAATCAGTCTAAAAAAAGAAAAATCAAAATTTATGAATTAAAAGAACAATATTTAAATTTTATTAAAGGTAAGGTTGATGATGACACATATCATAATAAAGAAGTAATGTTATCACACTTTTGTTGTATTGATGAAACAAATCAAGTTCATACTTCTCCAAATTCTCTTGTTACAGCTTGGAATGTCATTTTATTTACAAATTGGCAAAAAGAAATGAAAAAGAAAAAATATTTAAAAAGTAAAGATAATTGGGTTAATTATTCAATAGAACATTTAAATCGGATCTATGGCGAAATATGTAATATGATAGATTATGCAATTACTGAAGGATATTGTACTATTAATTTTGCAAGACAAGCTGGAAAAATAGGAACTCCTAAAGAAATAAAATTGAGTGAGCAAAGAAGAGATTATAATGTCATAAATTTAAATGAATTTTTAAGACTAATGAATGCTAGTAAAGATAACCTTAGATATAACACCTACTTTGAACTTTCTTTTAAAAGAGGTCCAAGACCAGGAGAAGCTAGAGCATTTAGAGTTAAAGACTTTAATTATTCAAAACAACAACTAATGGTAAATCATACATTATCAAAATACGATGAATTAAAAGACCCAAAGACACCTTCTTCAAAAGCTGTAATAGATTTAGACTATGAACTAGCAGAAAAAATAAATGACCTAATTAATGAATTAAGGAAAAAAGAAGGATTTAACGAAAATTGGTTCATATTCGGTGGTGAAAAACCAATTTCATCAAATTCCTTAAACAAAGCAAAAGAAAAATATTTTAAATTAGCAAACATAGAACAATACTTAAGACTACATGATTTTAGACACAGTTGTGCAACTTGGCTCTTTTCAATCGGTATACCAATTCAAGTTATTTCTAAAATTTTGAGACATAAAGACATAGATGAAACTCTAAAAACATACACTCATTTATTAAAAGAAGACTATGAAAAAGGTATAAATAAAATCAATTTATACTTTGAAGAAATTTTCAAACAAGACCAAAAACAAGACCAAAATGCACTTTGGCAAACAAAAACCCTTGATTTACAAGGGATTACAAGCTAA